GATATGTCCCTTTTTTGGATTTGTTAGAGATGAAGAAGTCAAAATAGACACATCTCAAAAAAATACAGATTATAGAAAAATCAGGCCTGTCTATTTGGATACTTGGACAGGTCAGATTTGTGTTTTGCTACAGGTGCATGAATTTCCGCAGATTAGTTTGGACATTATTCCTACAATAGTATCTAATGGTAAAGGCTATATATTAATTAGCGAAAGTGAAATTAGGGCTGCTTTGGCTGGATTTGATAATTTTTTAGTTTATTGTTTAGCGAAACAATATAGGCCCGATTTGCTAGAGTCTGTTAGACTTGGACATCAGCAAAAATATTACAATAAATTATTATCTGAAGGAATTGCCCCAGCAAAAGCTTTAGATATGGCCAAGAAAAAATATGACTGGTTCTGGAGGCAAGTACATGGAAATATCGCTGGTCCTTTCGGTCAACCAGTGGAGATAGCACCCGCCAAAAATGATGGAGCTAGCTATATAGATCAAAAGGCAATGCAGGATTTGCAAATTTTACATCAATTTGTAAACCAGATAGGATCATATTATGGTAAGCAGTATATGGTTTCTTTACCTAATTTAGAGAGCTATAAGGATTCACAATATTCAGGAATTTCTTTACCTACTGCCGCCGGTGACTGTTATGTATTTAGTGGAGATGGTGATGTATACTACAACTATGAGCCAGTCTCAGAAGGAGCCTGGGAAGAACCTGGCAATATCATTGACGATGCTATTGCTGTAGGCGGCAATAATTACTATGCTTTGTCTGAACAAGATGGCAGGATTGGGACAATACTAGGATATAATACTAACAAATATTTTGACTACACTAAGGCAGAAATGTGTAAATTTGCACAAAATTTGTATAACAATAACTTAGCCGCATTGGATGATCAAAAAATAAATCCGGCCTGGAGTTACCAAATTTTTGATGAAATACTGAATATTAGAGAAACCAGCTGTCCCGAAGGCGGCTTTATATATAATAACGTCAATATTTCTGCATTACCAACAACCGATTATGTTACAACAACTTCTCCAGGTTCCACTCAAGCAAAAGACGCTTGGTCCTATAATATTCAGGCAGAGCCCATTAGGAAAACATATGTTAAAGCGCAAGTAGATCCAAAAATTAATTATATCGATGCTCAGCAGTTTTTGTTGCCAAAGGCTATAGTTACTGCTCCTGGCTTAACATTAAATACGAGCAGTAGCCAATATAAAAAAGACCCCAATAGAACTGTAGTGTGCAATGTGTCTAGCGAAGACCTCATTATGTACATGAAAACCACTAATGAAAAATATTGGGATTATGAATTTATAGCATACCTATTGTATTATATAAGTCCCGTATTCCAAAATATATTTAAGGGCAATTATGCTGTGTCTAGTGATGAATCGGCTAATCATGTAGAAATAGCACCAAAAGCAGCTCATCCCTTTTTTGCCGGTATACCTATTAAGTTAAATAATGCAGTTTATGGGCCATGGTCTAATAATGTGTACGTTGACTATCTACGATCTCCCAATTCCATTTTTCCTCCAGGAACTGAAATAAAGACTTCTGATACACCACCATATGTATGTACCACTAAAGCAATAACGGTTAATCCAGAACAAGCCAAAAATCTTATAGACAATTTTATTGGTCCCACTTCGATTGAGGTAGATGAACAAATGGCTCCGTGGAACTTCGGCGGGTCAGCATACATGGATCAGGTAGCAAATATTACAGCATACTCCAAACTTAATTATCAGAATATCATAGAATCTGCGCAGATCAACATGCCAGGACTGCCATTATTTGATTTGGGTTCTGAATTTGGAGTAGCGGCTATCAATAATAGGAATATCGATCTTACCCCTTTAATATCTGTAAATAATTATCATTATATAGATCAAAAGTTTATATATCAACATGATATATTAGATAATTTTGGCTGGATAGATTTGCCTAATAAATTAGTTCCTAATCTAGGATCTATGATAAACAATAGAACCGCATCAAATATTGATGCTTATTATAATACTATAGCTATTAATACTCCAATTAGTAGTCCAACCACCGTTATTACTAATATACAGGTTAACATCGGCAATGACGGAATAAATACCACATATTCTCTGAGAACATACACTAGAAAACTATCTTTATTCAATAAAACAGAAATCGATAGGATATCTAAACAGGGACAAGAAACAATACAAAGAAATAAACAAATAGCTTCAGTAAAACAGCAAAATAAAAATATAGAAATACAGCAATACAAAACTAGAGAAGACAAGAGGCTGACAGAAAGTAATTCTTATTTTGATAGTATAGGTTTTAGCAGTAAGCTCTTTGGCTGGAGTCCTACTACCGTATTACTAGGTCAAGCTTCTCCATACCTTAAGAGCCTCAATACTAGCCCTGATTATATTCCTCCAGATTCTTTATATGTAAAACCAGATGAATTCGCATCTCTTGGCAAGGGAAGAAAGCAATACGACCTACCAAGCGGAAAATCATTGGGTGATGATCAAACCACCAAAGACCCAGATTTGCTACAAAATTCCGATACTTTTATGCTGACGATGCAAAATACCACAAAATATAAAACTGATGTAGGTATATATGAGCTCAAAGAAATCAGAGCTCAATTAGATCAAGATTATGGCATGCAGTCTGCGATGAGCCTTGATGGAATTCTGTCTCCTGTTTCTTTTTACCCGACCAATAAAAATAGCACATACAGCTATGCAAAATATGATACAGAATTTTGTCCATTTTGTAGAGGTAGTAAAAAAATAAAAACAGAATATAAATGGTATACAAACAGAGACACGTCTTCCATTACTGAGTATATATACTGCGATAGATGTGAAAGAAAAGACAAAAAATTAAAATATAGCCTTTCTTCTAGCGGCGGGGGCGGCGGCTCATCTGAGGTTTTGCCTCCTTATATTATTAGTAATTTGTCTACTTTAGCATTACTAGAACAATTTAAAAGTTTCGGAGGTTCATCCAGTTCACAGTCTTCACAGTCTGGTGGGGGCTCTTCTATTAATCTGATAAGTTTGAACCCAGTTCTTTCTGCACAAGGAGATTTTAGAAATCCTAATACACAGAATTATGTTGGAGAACATCCAGATGGCAAACATCCAAAACTGACTATTGGTAGCAAAGACAGGCCATTTATTGATAGATGTAGACACAGCATTGAAATTGTCGGACGCGGATCGATACCTCAACAAAACATTACCATTACAGACAATACATATGAATATATAGATGGTTATCAGCCAGATTTTCACAATGAAGACTTGGCATTGATGGATGATATCAAAGAAAGAAACACCGGTGCTATTCCGTTACTTGATAAATATCAAATGAATCAAAGATTTATGGGACTGCGGGGACCATTAACAATGCACGCCTGGGGATACGACACAGAAGGATATCCTGTGCCTAATGCTGCTGACGAACCATTGTCTGTAGATAAGTATGGCAGGCCATTAAGATTTAAGCTAAAGGTTAAGTCGATAACAGATACCACATATGGAGAAGCTCCTGATGGATCTGTATATACGTTGTCTGGAAAATTTTACGTTAAAGGAGAAGAAGATAATCCACCAGCTGACAAAACCAAGATCCAGGTTTATGTTTATGAAAATGATTTATCTAGCGCTGGCTATATTACATCAGAAGATTATTCTTCAGACAGAACAAAAGGCTATCAAGGAGATATTGTTAGTAAGACACAAACCTTACAAGATAATGGTCAATATAGCAAAAAAATACAATTAGATGATTTTTATCTGAATTTTGGTGAACGTCCAGATTTGTGGCCCGTTGGTCCAATAGATCTTAGGTGGGATGCCTCTAGAAAAGTATGGACTGTACCAACATCCGCAAACATATATAAAATGGTATACGTTACACTAGAAGAAGACATGATTAAACCAGCAGATCATTATGACGAGACTTTTGCCGCTAGAGGATTTTTAGACGAATTAGAATATAATACGGAACCTTTGCCTAATGGATCTAGGAGGTTAGTATATATTAAAGATAAAACCGGTTGGACCGCACCGAGGGGTGCTAAGTTATTATGTAGATATAATTCAGATACTGGTTTTTATGAACCTGTTTCTAAGCCCTCCTTTACTGTAGTAGGAACGATACTGAATAATCAAGAAGCTAATATTAGTTTAAAATATGTACAAGGTAAAAATGCTGGGTCTATACCTACAATGAAAGTAACTTTCAGAAATAGTCTCAACTTAAATTATGCCAGTGGAGCGAATGGATTTTTTGTATATGAAAGTGGACAATGGACATTGTTTTCAGTAGGATAAAATGAGTTGTATAATAAGCAATACAGATTTTATAGATAATATTTCTCAATATAATATTAGTGAAAATTTTCTGAGTAATCAGCTAGTTAATAATTTTAATCAGAGTATAATAACTCTCAATTATAACGAGACAAAAAATAGCCATCCTGTTTATTCTGGTGCTACATGGCTGGATGGAAGAATAGCTCAAAGTGCTAGTGTTTATGGCACAGGATTCAATAAGTGGTATCCTATTATAGTAGAACCTGTTCAGTCCAAATTTTCTAAGAAAGTAAATAGGAATTTTACACAACAGCCAAAAATACTAGGGTATGAGAATTTCTTTAATTTTAAAGGAGAATTTCGAGATTGGTCATCTAATGACATGAGTGTTGATTGGTTTATTAATACTCCTACTTTTATATTTGAGCCCTTTTGGGGGATTTTGGGATGGATTAAATATCATGATATTACTGCTGATAATTATGCTGAAAATAGCGGGGTTGGAGCGACCATGATTGCTACTGGAGACTTTAAATACACAAGTTTATCTGGTAATTCTGTTAGTGTGAATACTGGCACCAGGTTCACAAAATACAATTCCGACATTTTAGTTAACTTGCAGCCTAATTCTGATGAAGAAAAAATGCTTTCAATTAGTGGAAATAAGGGATTACCACTCAGACCAACATCAATAGGAAATATGTCATTATATATAGATGACGCAGACTTTTTTTGCTACTATGAAAATCCCGGTCAACAGTTCTATAGAGAAGCATATGATATAGCTCCTATATCGTATATATCTCCAACCGGATGGCAAGATTATCAGCACATATATGATGTATTAACTAGGTGCTGGGGTAAGAAGCCAGACGAACAATCTCATTTAGCAATATCTCAACTATCGTCGATATATGCTACGCACCCATTAAAAGACAGAATTACTCATGAATATTTTTCAGATTTTTCTTATCGGTCTACTATTGGTGATTTTATATCTACCAATAATTTTGAAAATTTTCATAAGAATATATTTAATGATCTTACAAAATTAGAAGATCAAAACATTATATCTAATTCTAGTTCTGGTTTTATATCGAATAACACAGATTTGTTCAATAGAATTATTACCAAATACAAGCCATATTTATGGAAACCTGCATCTATTAAATATAATCATACACTACCTGATGGTCCCCATTTGTATGTAAATACCCAAATGACCAACCATTGTGACCGGAATATTAAGGGTCAGGTTTTGTATAATACCGCACAATTTAATTTAGGGCAATATAGTTTTTATACAGATTTTTCGATACAGAATAGTAATTATATTATTAGCCCTACTGATAATACTGGGGGACGAGTTAAAATTCCATTATTTGATACAGGAAAGTCTTTTGCTCTTTATGATATTGATAAAAATATAGGCATGACTGCAGGTCCAGATATTTATATTCCTATCGCTGGAGATTTTAATAAGTGCGACAATGGAAGGATGGGACCTGGAGGTATTAAGTGGCAATCTTACCAAATCACAGAAGATATTTTGAATCCTATTATCGCAGCAAACCATCCCTTTTATTCGCTACAATCCGCTACTTATCAGTGGGAATTAATTTCTGGAGTTGAGGAGGGTGTGAAAATTGTAGACCCAGATAAGGTAGAGACAGAAATATTTTTTAGCTCTTTTGGTAAATTTACTTTACAATTAACAGTTGTAATAGACGAGTTGGCTGTTTATGACTCTATAGATATTTATATTGTGAATATGACTGGATGTACTGTTGGTATTGATGGTGATGGATTACCAGCATATATAACTGAAGAACGTATTACGAACGCCCAAGGTAATGTTATTGGAACTAGACTTGTAGATAATGCAGTTAATTTCATTAATCCAAATGAATATTTACCAGGCAGGCTATCTCCTGTTACATTTAATAGAAATAGGCAAGGCGAATTGGATATATATTTAGATTATCGTTTTTCATCTCCTATTATTGTACCAAACGACAGAAATATTTGTAAGGTTCCTAATATAACAGAATTCATCTTTAGTAAATATGGTGCTGTTATGCCAGCAAAAAGCAACTCTTATATAGAGGTTGTAACTAGCGCCATCATAGCCAATGACGACCAGCAATATCAGACTAGAAACTATGTTGGCAGATTGGATAATGGGAAATATAACAAGTTTTTCTACACCCCGATACCTGCTATCAGCAATTCTTCTGATGCCCGTTTTTCTTTAAATTTTAATTATGCTGGAGGAGTCAATACTAAAATATATAGAATAAGACTAGAAAGGACCAGGGACGTAGGAACAGGTAGATGTAAAGGCATTTATGAGAATAAGCTTTATAGAGAAACGAGAAAATATCCTTTAGCTGAAGAAATCAGAAATGAAACAAGGTTTTTAAGAGACATTCCTGGACCAGTCCGTAACGTAGTGGAATATTCATTTGATGCCGCTAAGAGAATAGGTGTTAAAAAAAGAATAGTACAACTAGCACCTATGCCTGATTTATCTACGCTTGGTACCCCTAAAATTAAACCATTTGGAGGACACGGAGGAGGGATGATAGATTGGCATGAGGGTGTGGGTGGTGATGAAGAAAATATGCCGTCAAATAATATGGGCATTGTGATTGGTCATGACCTTGTCACTAATGACGTAATATGCCATTTACAAGAAGCTCGAATCAAAACCTCTAAAGACCCGTGTTACAAGTACGGCGCCAATAATCCCAATATGAAATTTATCAAAGGGACTTTTCATCCCGGCATTGGATTTATTGAAGGTGGTGGTTCATGGAAGAATAAAACCAGCTCTTTAAAATTTAATACCGGTAATAAAAATAGCTTTACTTTTACTGGTCCTGGATTTTATACATCTTTAAGAGGAGATACAGATTCTGCTTCTGGAATTAATATTTATAATGATGTATTTGATGTTGAATTTGTAGGAAAAAAAGAAGAATACCTAGACAATACAGAACTAGAAGATTTTGATATACATCATGGCTATAGAAGACTGTCTGGAGATTTTGGTAGATTATCCAGAGATCATCTGCTTTATGATGAATATATAGGTTCTTATGGCAATTATTCATTTGCCCTTAGAGGTAGAAGATTTAGTGACAATCTTAGATTACAAGGTAGCAATTTAATATTTGCTAGAATTAGAAATATAGAAGTAAAATTAAATTTTTTGAATCAGGTTAATCTTAAAAATACAGCCATATATTTAGTTATAAAGCCATCTAGACATGTAAGCAAAAGGGTGGAACCTAGAAGTGATGATATTGGTAAAAATAAACCCAAATTTGGCAATGATCCATTTTTTGAGTTGCTAGGATCGCCCGATAGTCCTGTCATATCTAATATTTCCAAAAGCAATCAAGGACTCAAAGACGGTAAGAAAGAAAGGAGCGCAACAACATTTATAAAGCATGAAATAATATCAGAATATTTAGATAATTTAAAACAATATAACGAAACTAGTTCTAACTCCTATACCCTATATTTGTTAAATAGAGAAAATGTAGACTCTAATACTGTTGATTCTGTTTATCATTTTTCTGATAGATTTTCTAAAAATCTTACCCCAAGAAATATGAATAATGTTGGTAATGGCATCAATAAAGACCAAAAGCCCAATGTGACTAATTATATTAAGCTACAACCTAGTTTGGTGGTGCCAGATTATGAGTATCCAAATACTGATCAAATATCTACAGCACTGAAAAATAATGATATGTTTTGGCCAGTCAATAGCTTCATTAAATTTTTTAATCAGCCTATAGTGATGGGCGCAGTTGAGGAAGGCGACCCAGAAGGCAGCATACCTAAACCGGACTCTTCTTTCGGTATCTCATTACATATAGAGACATTTGGTGAACACGATATGGTTAGTTTGGATAATATATCAAACATCTCTGATAAAATAGACACCAATCCAATAGACAATAGAAAAACAGCAAATGTGATTTTTAATTCATTGTGTTCTTGGGAAGTTATTTTAGATATTGATACCAGAGAATTTGCAGATAAAGATTCACTAGGAAAAATAAAATATGGCTGGGAGCCTGCTATACCAGGATATAATTTTATTACTGATGACCTTAATGCTATAGCTAAATTGCCTCAAAGTATCATAAATGCTCCTAATCAACATCTGAACGACTTAACGGATTGTTTTTATGACGAAACTACCGACGAAAGTATCAGCCCCCTACAAAGACCAAGAGAGCAGAGATTTCCTAGTGAGCAACTAGTTATAGCTCTAGGCGCCCTAGCTCTAGGGGCGTTGGGCGGGGTTATAGGATTGGCTATTGGTATAGGAATAGCTATGCCTTCATTTGCATTTATTACAAGGTTTTTGTCTAGTATTAGAAGACAACAAAATGAAGAAGCCCAGTTAAGGGCCTTAGAAAGAACAGTATATACTGAGCGAGGCCATGGTGGTCCAGATAAAATTCTGCTGGATGTAGCAACAAATGAGCCATTTGTATATACATTAGAAGCATCTGTTTATAGATATGGGAACACTCCGGTTTTGGCTAGAAAAGTAAGAAAGTATATCAAGCCAAATAAAGACCTTTTGCCAGAATTGGCAACTTTTCGGTGCATATTGGTCAAAGATCTACTGGATATTTTTGAACCATATATCTTCGACGATACTTCATTAGTCCCTGATCCGCCTGAAGGCTTAGTCATCAACAGTAATATCACACTAAAAGAAGATTCATTAATACTATATAATAATATCTTATATGTGGCGAAATCAGGAAATTGGGCAACATTAGATAATACAAATATCCCCATAGATATTTTATGTGCCAACAATCTTCTGTCTCTAGACTTGACACAATACAACAAGATGGTTTTGATTAAAGGATATAGGGCATATAACTATTTCGATGTTGATGGTGTGGTACAAAGTGAGTCCGGAGACTCATACAAAATTGCGGCAAAAGGAAAAATTATTAAAAATAGCACAGAGTATACGGTTTTACAATTTCATGACGGAGTACCAAATGATGATGATCTAATATTTTTGGATGATGCCGACAATACAAACATAATTGTTTGGACAGAGGTAGAGCCGGTCCATTATAATTCTAAACAAACATCTACAAAAATTCCCAACACGCTATTTCCCAAGGGTACATATGGAACAGGCAGCCCTGTTATAGATCATAATTTCTTATCTAATCAATATATTGAGAATGATCTTTCTACTATATATGATATATTTAATAATCAAGAATGCGATATAAAGCCATTAAATCGGGTAGAAATATATAAATCGGATACAAAATATGAGGATATGGTAGCATATAAAACTGTAGATCCTACAATGGCTTATAATTTAGGAGTAAAAGACTATCCAGATATTTTACAGGGGCTTCCTGGTCCTTTACAATATAATCTAACGGCTGGCTACTCATATAACCTATTTAAGATCTTAGAAAACAATTCTACCTTACAGTCATCAAATTTTATTGCTGCCAAGAATAATAGTGACGAAACCAACTTTGATCTGCCACACCTATTAAAAAATATACATAATCCTGGTTCGGATAGCTATAACGTGGTTGAATTAAAAAACGGTGACTATGCCAATATCGATTCTTCTGGTTATGTTGTGGTAGAAGGAGATTATGATTTAGCATATCCTACATCTTTTGTGTATTTGGGTCTGGACTCTATTGGATCTATCAATGTTATTATGTCAAGATTAAAATATTTAGATTCAAATTCTTCTGGCAGTGATTTTATCAATTATTCTATTAGTAAGCTCGTAGAAAAAATATCCACCATATCAGATATGGATCCTAAATGCGATTCTGCTGAATATACAGAAAAGAAAAACGAGTGTGAAAAATTAAGAGCTGAAAGAGCCCTTGCTTTGCTGTATGCAGAAAAAAATCAGTTACTTAATTTGCTAGATACTAATACAATTAAGTATGATGGTAATTATAACATAATATATATACCAGAGTGTATAGCTAACACAAACGTTGTTCCTGTTAGGACTTATACAATTCATAAAGACTCTAAAGGAGATGACCAACCGATTAGAATTAATGAGTCTCAATCGTCAGAAAGGTATTGGATTAATATTGATCCTGAACAGAGATGTAAGGTTAGTAGAGATGCTAGTATAAAGATTTTGCTGAAAGCAAAATATACCTGCTGGCCGACTTCTCTAATAGTGGCTGGAGACTTAGGCAACATTCCTACGCTGGATAGAGATGCTCAAAATATATGTCCTTCTGAGACCAAATCCGGTGTTGGTTCTAGATTGCAGTTTGATAATGCGGGCAATGTGTTTACGTATGAATTTGATTTGGCTTATATAGCAAGACAAAAGGCGGAATATGCAGCTAAATATGGCATAGGTGACAACGATTGGGAAGAGCTGGTATTCCCTGGTAGTTCACCAACTGGAGCAGGCGGAGGTGGAGAAGTTACTAGGTCATTTTTTATTAGACCCGGAACAAATACTAGGGATATATTGGTAGAGGTAGAAGAAACATATCTTGTGCCATCCGAGGATTATTTCCGCAAAACTTTGGGATTAGGACCAAAACCAGAAATTCCAGATGGCTTATATAGGCCAGACGAGCCGTCATTTTATGATCCCGATGAGATACCAGAAGAATTTCAATCACCATACCAAAAACTATATGGAGAGTATTACGGAAAAGTAAAAGACCTTATTCCTTCTAGAATCTTAGACAATAAGTGCCTAGCCTGCAAAAGTAGAGTTATACCTAGAAAATTAAGAAGGGTAGACCTTCATTATGATAGATACAAACCTGATTTTAACGGTAATCTAGTTAAAGATCTTCCTTCTGGAGGTCCTGGTGGGCCGTTTAGTAATGTATTTCAATTATGGCACTGCGCAAATAAGGACACCAAAGAATATAGACCTATTCCAGATTATTTTAAAATACAAAATGAAATGATATATAGAGCTTATTTTGGCAGTGTAGATAATATAGAACACAAGAGTGATTTGGAATATAGCATGGACCCATTTGAATGGATACCTTACGAATACCATGCTCCGAATATGGTTCCTAAACAATGAATAAATTATGTGAATTTTTAACGTATGATAATATACATTATAAATGCAAAAGATGTGGCACAGAATTAAGATTTACTGAATATCAAATTTCTGAACCGGTTTATATTTGTAGCGATGTATTAAAAAAGCGACCCAATCAAAGCTTTACTGATTTTATCAAAAAAATTAAAGGTTTTGCCAAGGCCAGTATTGGCCATTTTTTCAAAGGTATGCCTATCTGTGACGATAGCACAATAGAAAAACGATATAAAATATGTCAAAGGTGCGAACATTTTGTATCTGGATCATGTGCTTTGTGTGGCTGTCCATTGCATAGAAATCGTAGATTTATTAGCAAATTATCTTGGTCAGACCAAAAATGCCCAATAAATAAGTGGTAGGTGTATAATAACAATAACACTATAGAAATATAAAGGAATAGTATAATGCCCAAAATTTCAGAATTGACTACAGCCTTAGCTTCAGATATCAATAATGATGATTTATTGGTTATAGTAGATAAATATACTGGCGAAACTAAAAACATGCCAATTACTGAATTTGCCAAGGTCATGGCGGATATATTAGGCGTTGATATTACAGGAGACGCTGGTGAAGACAAATTTGAAAGACCAGTACTTCCAAGATTAAGAAATTGTGGTACAAAAGTTGTGTTGCAAAAAATGATTTCTTCTACTATGGTAGATAGATATCGATTTGATACAAACTCTAACACCTTTACCATAACATATGACACCTATCTTATAGGGAATAGAATAACGCTTTATGCATCTTCTTCTCTTAATCCGTCTCAAAAGGTTATGCTTTTTGATACCGGTGGAGAAATTTCGGGACAGGGCAGTGCCACCTTTTGCAAAGATGCGGGCTATGATATTATAGACGTTTATATAAGGTCTAAGTCTTTGGCATCATTTGAGTACACACTCTCATGTGGATTAGGAACGTGCGACTATGTTCAACCGATTCCTGTTACACCTACACCTTCATATACTCCGCCAGTAACACCTACAGTGACAGCAACAAATCTTGTTATTGAGCCAATTGTTGATCCTACTCCAACACCAACCACAACCAATACTCCCACACCATCGCCAACACAATTGCCGCCACCACCCCCACCTCTTCCACCACCTCCACCACCACCCCCACCTCTTCCACCACCTCCACCACCTCTTCCACCACCCCCGCTTCCACCTCCACCACCTCCGCCAGCATAATAATTCATAGGAGCTTTTTAAATGAGCACAGCCAATATTTCCAATACTTTTCCTGTAGATTTGAATGCAAGAGGAACTACTTGTGTAGGTACAAGTGGCCCGTCATCATGGTTTGGCACTTATGATCAGAGCGGAAATGTTGAAGAGTATATAGAGAAGGGAGTATTATTTTCTACAACAGAAGACTATATACCTCCGGATTATGTAGTAGGTGTCGGATTCCAATCTGCTAAATATACAAATAAATATCTTAATGAGAAAAGAGCAGAAAGAAGAAAAAATAATCAAGATCTTTATATTGAAACTCAAGTTGTCAACTTTTTTGTGTGGTTCAATAGTATTCTAGGTGGTTATGCGCAGAATATTCCACAAGATCAGAGGAATGCAGGTTCTAATTTAATTTTTATTAATGATGAATATACGCCTTATATTCAAATTGGAATGTATGTATCTGGTCCCGGTGTTTCTAATAATACCAAAGTAGAACGAATAGAAACAATGACCTATAATTCGGGGGGTATTAAATGGAGACTGGTTAGGCTGGATAAGAATTTAGACTGGAACACATATGAGTTTAATGACGGGATAGGAACTAGGCTAGGTGGAATAGAAGAAAGGATTTATTTTGGCTTTCGGTATTTAGCTGAAAATGAAAATATTTATCAGCAGATTTCTACTGTGCTGGTAGCAGATTATATACCAGAAGGGTATGGTAATGAATATCCAGAACCGCTAAACACATTGTTTGTACCAGTATCTAGTCTTGGGGCTATTAGAACCGGTTGGGCAGTATATGGCGACAATGTTCCAGATAATACATATGTAAAATATGTTTCCATGAATGGCGTCAATTTTCCTGAAATAAATGATATTGAATATGCAGAAGTGGTACTAAATAACCCATACATTGCCCCTACATCAATGACTACTAATAGTAATGGATCATATGGATTTGTATCATTGGGATTTTTATCTGGGTTTTATGGAGAAACAGCACTGCCTCCGCCATTGCCAACTACCCCTACTCCAGAACCGATTCAGATTAGAACCTCTTTTGGATTTGGCAAGGCTCTTAGGGGTGGTTCTTTTCTTTCGTCTCAAGAGGCCAGTGGAAAAAATGCTCCTTTAAGCTATTTGCCGGTTAATGACTTTAGTGAATCTGTTGGATTTAGAATTGGTTCTATTGCTGAAGAAAGAGATGTTGATGCAAGATTTTACGATCCAAACAGTACATACGGCTTTGGGCTTAGAAATATTTTTATAGAAATATCTACCATAGCTAGCACCTATGAAGAAGCAGCTACTCTTATCAGAGCTGGTATGAAGATTTCTGGAAATGGAATAGATTTTGATACATATGTTACCTCTGTAGCAAAGCGAAATGATACATGGATGCAGGTTACTATTAGTAGAGATATGATGATTGATGAATTGGCACCAAATGGGCTGTTTGGTACGACAGTATGTACTTTGCCAAACGATCCGGTAGAGCCATGGGACCCAAATAGTGGAGCCCCACCGCCTCCCCCTAGTCCGTTTATTAGGTGCGCTCTTTCCACATTAAATTTTTCAATGTCTAATCCGGCACATATGAAAAATATGGTATTGGTTGGAGATGAAGGTAATTCGCCAGATGGTTTTACTCCAGGGTATGGTAGAGTTAACTATAAATATTGGATTGGAAAATATACTGTAACTAATAGTGAATATGTTGCATTTTTGAATAGTGTAGGTAACACAATAGAAGGTCAAGAGAATCTTAATGCTCTTTACAATCCAGCATCTTCCGAAAATAATTTGAATATGTCTGTAGGCATAGACAGAGATATCTGGCTGCATTTGCCTGCAGGTTTATTGGGAAATAATCAAGATATATATTTTATAGAATATGCTAGTGTAGATGGAATGGCCGACCATCCTGTAGTTGGTGTTAGCTGGCCTCAAGCCGCTCAATATTGCAATTGGCTACATAATAATAGTAATGGGAATTGGGGATCTACTCAGGTGAATACTGGCGCATATAATTTTGTTAATGAGACTATTCAAAACATGAGAAGGGCTAGTAATGCAAGATATTTTATACCGAATGAAAACGAATGGTATAAAGCTGCGTATGGAGGCAAGCGATACGGCGGATATTATAGCATACAAGCCACAAAACAAGATAACATAACTCCTGTTGCATACCAAGACTCATCAGAAATTAATTTAGCAAACACGCCAGACGCATGGAATAATGGAATGCCAATGATAGAAGTAGAGGATTTTACTAGGCGTGGAGCATTATTTGACAGCACACAAGGAACATCCCTGTTTAATAGATTTTTATTCGATGAGTATATTAGCAGAGCACGGCCTGGCACCTCCTTGAGATGGATAAGTATATTTAATAGGGCAGCAGATATTTTAGATAGCTATATCTCTCATGTAAGGTGGTCATTTGGTAATGTATGGAATGCAAATACTAGAACCACTGAAGTTGCACGGTTTTTCTCACTAGATACATCACTATATGACAATATGAAAAGGAATTGTGAGTCTTTAGAGCTAGCAATAGGCCCAGGAGACAGCTGGTTTAGAGGCTGTAGATATAGTGGAATGGTTTTGGCCTTTTTGACCTTCTATAATGATGCTACTTCTGGCACGATCGCATCCTGCGCAACATTGACCTATAGAGATAACACGGGCGCTCGAGTGAATTTAGCGACGACTATGCCTCATCACAATCAAGAGGGGGCAGATAATCGAACCATACCATTAGCTTTTGCAACCAATATAAATCTAGCCCAGGATGATGACTTAACAGATGAAGAATGGGTAAAGGTTCTAACGCACGAAATGTGCCATGCTTTGGGTTTTGGTACGGTAACAACTCAATTATTGCCAAATGGATGTATAGTAAATGACGATATTAATAATCCCTATATATCTAACGAAGTATTTCCAAATATGAGAGATACCGTTAGGACATATAATGATATTGCTTATGGCGCCAATAGTAGGGTGGCAGTTCCTCTAGAAGGGGGTGGGGGCGCAGGAACAGCTGGTGGACACTGGGAGAATGACGTCAATGACAATGGCTATTGTCCTTTAAATACTAATTGTCCGGATCCTGTCATGTATGCGGGCATTTCAAATGAACTAATGACAGGTTTCTACAACCCCTTAGCAAAATTGTCTAGATTAACATTAAATTTCTTTAAAGATCTCGGTTACCATCTTGCTACACAAGATGATATTGGCGAAGGTGATTTCGATGCGATTTATCCTGAGACGCAAATTCAACAATTGTCATCTACAAACAAATCTTCCAAGAAAACCAAGAATAGAATTATAGGCAAATGTTCAAAAAATAAGAAATAGTACTATTTTTTATTGGGGTTATATTTGTACCATCCTCCATTTTGCATATAGTTCCCACTATCATCTTTTCTTTTCGGGAATAGTGTGCCACCCTTTTTGTGTTGACCAAAAGAAAGAACCGCTCCACATTCCTTACATCTAAGTTCGTAGTAGTCATTATCTTCTACTGTTCTAACAACAAACTTGATATTATTTTTGTGACATACGCCACAGCTGCTTTCTCCAAAAATTTCATCTATAATAGCTAGTTCTTTAAACATTTCCTTTTGTCCACTAGCTTCTAATTCTAATGATATCTTATCGCTTGCTTTATATGTACCTTTCATTATTTCCACTCCGGTGTGTAATCTAGTATATCTTCTGAAATGCTATCTAGATCTTGTTGATACTTAGATAGCTGCCTAATTATCTTAACTGCATCTGCATGAGAGGTAGTATAAATATTTTTTTCCTCTATACCATTCTTTTTTAACAGATTAGTTATATTGATATTAAGCCTTTTGGCTAATACGTCAATAAAATTTATCTGATTATTTGTAATTTTTCCTACAGTATCCTTATCCGGATGGTCTTCTATTTCTTCCGCTATCTCTTCTGCTGCCACGACCTTTCTGAGCCTCAAGGCCCTGCGCAAAGCCCTGCCTTCAGCTCGGGTTTCAGCAACGGCCACTGGGTGATTTCTGAATATTTTGTCACAGTTGCCCCAATAAACATCTGCTGCCCCATTGACGGTGATTGTATTAAATTGAGTATCAGCACCAGTGTCTTTTAAAACATATGTCAGAGAATGAATCACAGTAGCTCTGTTGCCATTATCTGGGTCTGGGGACTGACATACTTCGGATACAGATTTCGTTACCACACAACCCATAACTGTCTCAAAAATTCTGCGCAAACCATCTGTGGTTGGATTGCCTTTGATTTTTTCGTCTTCGGATAATACCTCCAATACGTAGTCTGTCCAACCAATATCCGCTATCGTTGGTGTTGCAGAATTAGGGGTTGATTCTGTACTATCTGCTTGTGTTTTTGTAGATGATGCTTTTTTTGCCATTTCTATTTATCCTTTATTTCGAAATATTTATCTGGTGTTGAAAATCCATCGGTCAATTTGTTAACTAGTGTCAATAACTTATCTAGCATTATGCTGGACCTGGATATTGAAAAATCCATTGTCTGTTTAATCCTAACTAAGTTCATGCCCTTGCCCAAAATGAGTCCTTGTTTTTTATTGTCATAGGTCTGGGTTTTTTTGAGAGCATCTTCGCCCCAAACTGGATCAAAATGAGAAGGCCCATCGACCTCTATAGCCAAATTTATACTAGGCACGAAAAGATCTATCTGCAACTTAGTATTTACTAATGTTTGCTCATAATGAAATTTAGTATCTATTCCGGCAGCAAGCAGTCCTTCGAGTAGAAATTTTTCCAACTTAGAGCCTGTTCTGCTAGACACCCTGATAGCGTCTGTGGCAGCTTTTTGTAAATTGGCTCTTTCTTCTTGGCTCTTGCTTTTCCATATTTGTTGTTGTTTGTTTTTGAAGGATTGCAATTTATGCTCGTCCATATCCTCCCAGCTTTGCAAAACTTTCATTCCTATTTTGCGTTTTGTTTCAGCAGATCTTTGTTTGCCTTTTGTTGGGTGTTCCACCTTGCCTTGGGACAATACGTTCTTTTGGGCCTCACTCTTGGACCTAATCGGTATATTAAGTTTTTTAGCATCTCTTCTGATTTTATTGGCATAGGTGCTATAGATTTTGGCTATTTCATCAAAACTTTTTTTGTCTTGGATATAATATTGTTGTAATATAGAAGTTTTTTCTTTTTCTGTTAATGTATTATATGATTTCTTTGATTGTGTCATATTTTAGTTCCTCACATATTTTTAAAGGTTTTTTCCAACAAATAGTATATAGGTCATACAGCTCTTGGCTTTGTGCTATAAATTCTAAATTTTTGGTTTCAAATAAGCTTTTATTGTAAGAATAAGCGCTAGTATTATTGCTCCAGAAAGTATCAGTTGCATACATAAAAATTTTATCGATATTTGGAAAATATTTTGCTAATAACAATGAGGTTGTATCAAATATCAACAAATTGCCATAAAAAAATTTGGCTTGAGAAATATGAAGTATTGGAACATTCATATTATCTATTTTTGAATTTTTACTATTAAAGACACATATCTGATTGTAGGGATTATCGTCTATTATCTGTTTTGCGGTAGTGAGTATGTGATCGTATATACTATTATTGTCTAATGCTAATAAAATAATTCCTAAATCTTTTTTCATAATATTGTTTCTATATATTCGGGGTAGGTTTTGTAGTTAATATCATCAAAAGATACATCCTGCCAGTCTAAATTCACGACCTGACATCCACACATATTTGCCTCTACAGCATAATTCATATTGTTAGATATGAAACACTTTGTATTATTTAATACTTGTGCTTTTTCGTCCTCTGTTAAATATCCTAAATTTTGCGGATGTTTAATATTTGTATTATTGAACAATAGTATTCTGTCTTTTGTCTGTGGGTAAAGCCTGTTTATTAGTTGTTGGGGCATCTTTTCGTCATAGTCTAAAAAGTAACAATAGTCTATTTCTCTTATTGTTGCATCGGTCTTTTTGAATCTTTGCGTATTACAAAGTAATGGCATGTTTGAATGATTTATTACGGTTATATGTTCTGGCCACTCTAGAGAATTCTTGGATTCTTCTGTATACACTATGATTTTTTTGTCTTTGATATTTTGGCAGAAATGATGTTCTTCGTGTCCCATCTGCTTATGCGAAAAGATATATACATCTGGATTGATTTGTGATTTTATCTTGTAAATATTTCTATCTATATTAGCAAAAATAATATTGTATTTATGAATTAAGCTATCTAGATTAGAGATGAATTTATTTTGTGATTGCTGTACTAATATATTCATAAAAATCTTTTTGCTCTCCTTATGTCTTCTTGACCATTAACTTTCATTATGTCCCTATAAGAAACTATAGACTCATGTATTATATCTTTGTCATAAAGCATATTAATAATCTCAAACAAAAAATATTTAGATATATCAAAGCTGTTATGAATTTCTATTATTTTTTTGAGAGATTGGGCATTTAAGAATATGCACTCCGTCCATTTTCTAGAAAGTCCATAAAAAAGATATTTCGATTCTTCGGATTCGGATCCGATTTCAAAATCCTCTTTTTTCCTATCTGTGAAATATATAGTAGATTTATTATTTTTTTTTAATCTCTTGAAACACTCTTTTTTAAACAGTACGCCGTTATTCACAATAAACACATCATCCACTGAGTCTATATGATTAATATAATTGATAATATGTTTGCATTGGTTATACTCATTATACTTTTTCTCATTTATGGTTGTTACATTATTATAGTCTTCAATACTCTTTAGTACTCTATTGTGTTGAAATCCAGTAGATATAAAAATTCTATTCCTTCTATTAATGGACTTAATAATTCTGATCTGAGTATCTAGTACGCTATATTGAGAATTAATTTTTATTAATGATTTTGGTCCGATAGACTTCATTCCCTTAGTTATTTCGGGCATAATGATTAGATAATTATTACTCATAGTATTTTTTAACAATGGTGTTGTTATTAGACAGAAAATCGATATACTTTGAGCTATGCTCTCTCTTTAATAAGCTTAAATTATTGGCAGATAGACATAATCCATCCAAATTACTGTCGTTTTTTCTAATGGCAGCATAATGTGGTTTTTTAACATTATATAAAAAGTTGATATAGTTTAAGTCTTCCTGTAGTTGCGACATGCTTTTCCAATGTATATATATAATAAAATCAACCCGTAAAGTATTTACATTTAGTATATCAAAAAGTCTTTCATTTTCTGATTGATTTTTTATAATAAGATTATGTATTTTCCAATCTGATATCATTTCAGATTGATAGTGTTTTACTGTGTTCTTTAATTGTTCTTTATTGAGGAATGTTATTATAGATATCTTGTATGGGATATTATTTAATGTGTTTATATTTTTGGGAATAGATAATATCTCATTTTCTGATTTGTCCGAAGCGTCTACTACGAGATAGTAATTTAGCTTGTTTTGCTGCCTAACAAATTCTTCTATGTCTTCTGGCAGCTTATCTTTATATTTATCAAAAGACTGTTTAGAAAACGCATACGAACACTTGTAGTCTTGTATATAGTTATATCCGTCTTGTTTTTTTAGTTCATAGCTATCTTTGATCAGATCTGGAATATTAAATGAACAACCATAATTGGACTTGCTAAAATAGCAGTCTTCACATTTGGTATTCATAGCTTACTCCTTATTACGGTATATGAAGCAAACGAGCCGTCAAATGTGATTTGATCTATATCTATATCTGTGTTTTTATGAAATATTTCAATTATGTTAGATCTATCTAATAAGCACTTAATTGATGAAATATATTGACATATTTCGTCTTTGCTTAGGTCTCCATTATGATAATTAGAAATCATTTGATCCCAATCAAGAAGTCTAAAGGTTAATTTTGCATTGTGTTTTAATTTATTACACAATAGCGATAGGATGTTAATCGCCTGATCTTTTGAGAGTAGGTTCATGAAAGATATATTGATGTGAGCTTCTGAAAAATTAGGTATAGAGTCTATATCAGAAATGCTTACATTGTTTGCGCCCTCTAGAGAATAATTATTTTGATAAGATATATTGGTAATTTTCATTTAGAAATTTCCTGTAAAATTGAATTAAAGTTATTGACAGAATAATATTCTTGTATAATTGAGGTTGAAGGCGCTGGCTTTGAGAGACAAGATACCACACATCGATATATATCGTCGTATGTTTTAAAGTTGGTAATTAAATCTTTTTCTGGATAATTATTTAAATTCATGTTAGTAATAATATTACACCCACATGACAAGCCGCATAATACATTTAGTCTTGAACTGAAATCTAAAATGGCTTTATATGGAGATATAGCATCAAATATTGATTTGATGTCAAGAGTGATGGACTTAACTATATTTACATTAATACCCTTCTGTTGTAAAGATGACGCTATGTTGTTTACCATATTATTGTTTTCTAGATTAAAAATCAAAAGGTCTTTTGTTTTTGGTGAATCTTTTCTGTATTCCGGTATTGCATAATTGCAATTGATGGCATTTGATACATATCCATCCGATCGCCTATTGAAATTGATTACATGGACATTATTAATATTTTTTTGCAATATTAGGAGATCTTCTCTTTTGGTTTTTGACAAATCATCATGATTAAAGATAAGCAGATCAGTATTAGTATTAAATATATTATCTATTTGTTCTGCATTGACAAACACAGAATTTAGTGCAGTAAAGTTGTAGTTGATGTCTAATATGGTGGAGTTGTTTTGGTGTTTAATAAATAAAAACCTATCATCTGTCATATCCATTACTAACGCATCAAATATAGACCCATGACCATGATACAATATGTTATATCTATGATTCAGTGTCTTGGATTTAATTTTTTGGTAAAGATTATTACTTGACCATTCTGATTTTAACATAATATGTCTGCAAGTTGTGATATCGGATATTTACTAGGTTCTTTTTTATGTGATAGTATGTTTTCTTTGAGGCTCTTTTTTATGATGGTATACTGCGTTTGGTTGTGATCGCTTAATTTATCTAGATCTAAATCTCCATAGGATATAATGGTGTTATTATTTTTAGAGGCCAAAGAACAATTACTAATTAATTCATATTGATTATTTATGGATAAGAATATATCAGCAGAGCTATGGAGAGAGCTTAGTCTGGAATGTGAAAGATTATCTAACATTAATAAGACCTTATCTTCCTTATTGGTGTGCAGATCTGATTTGCATTGTTCGTAGTAAGATATTAGATCTTTCTTATTTGATGTGTTTGTTTCGCAACAAATAATAAGGCATATATTGTCATTTTGATTGCAGCAATCGATAAATGTTGGTATTAATGATCTTATAGAAGCTTTGTCTCCATCATAATTGCCAATAAAATAATATTTTTTATAAGAGGAGTAGATGCCTAGATCGAGCGTGTACTTGCTGGTACTTTTGGTCGATTGTGGGTATGGTATTTTAAAAATATTAGAATTAGAGATACCTATATCCAAAAATTTCTCATAGTCGAAATCGTTAAAAACAAATATGCCATCAAATTCTTTTAGCTTATTGTGGTACTTGGTATTGATTGATAGGTCTTGTTGGGTTATAGGTATCAAATAATTTTTTGTATAGCGATTAATAGATGCTGTTTCTATTAAACAATGAGTGATGACGGCATCAGGCATTTTGCTAAGTTCAGACATTCTCAAATAAGGAATGGTCGAAGATTTCTCATCATCATACCCAGAATAGATAGGATATGCATATGTTTGTATTTGGTTAAGTGTACATATGTCTTCCAGTATGCTTGCAGAGCAATAGCCTATAGCATTGTTGGATTGGAACGGTCCATTATAAAGTATTTTCATTTTTGTTTTTAAGTTTGGCGTATTGTATGAAGTCATCATTGAATCTTATGTTTTCTTTTATTACTGCAGCTAATTCGTTATTATTATTAATTAGTATATTTAATTGCTCTATGGCGCTATTTATATCATAATGATGATACGACATTCCATTTTGCTGAAAACCATAATCTATATCATTTAAAATAGTGAGAATTTTATGAGAAGAAAACATATTAATATCTCCAAGGTTATTTTTGCATATAGATATAATATTTTCTAAGTCTGCATTTTCTTTAATATTTGTGATTTTTTGCATAGATACTGGCCGATCCCAGTGACCAGGTGCCTGCGGCTCTATTTGATCCAAATATTTTTCCCATTTCTTTGACACATCGTCCCAATTGTAAAATTTTTCTGTCAATGTTCTTATTTCGGTTCTCTTTTTTTCTACAATAGGAGCTGGCCAGCTCATGACTGTTTTGATAGCAGAAATCAAATCGTCATTATTGGGATATACCCTAATCGCTCTAGTTTCTAATTCTTTAAAATACGTTTGAACACCAACAGGAAAAGCTTTTAATTTTTGAATAATGTCGCACATAGCGCTGTAGTCTATAGTTGCTATGGGGATACCACAAGCTGCTGCCTCTACTTGAGGCATCCCAAAGCCTTCACATATTGCATATTGTACATAAATGTCAAAAACGTTATATATGACAGACAATTGCTTTGATTCAATACCAGCTGAAACACTAGGAAAGACTTTATTTTTAGATAGGCATTTATCGCATATGGTGCTGGGACCAGCAAACACTCCGCATGTAACATCATTGCACTTTTTGCACACATATGTAAAAAGCACCCTATTGGCCAATCTATGTTCTTTTAACAGCTCAGGGATGTCCCAGCCTGCATCGGGATAGCTTGTATGTAAATATAAAAATGGTATTTGCTTAACCAGGCTATTATTTTCTAGTTCATCCAAAAGACTTCTGAAAGACTTAAACAATTCCGGTATTAGTTTTCTTTTTTGGTTTCTCATTACCGAGCCGATAATAAATGCATCGTTCGGTATATTCATTGCTCTTCTGCATTTGGTTTTGTCCTGGATTTTAAAAGTTGAAAGATCTACTCCTGGAGAAGCAGTATCAACATAGTTAATTTGTCCGCTAGATTGTTTTTCTAGTGTTTTTGCCCCCCAATCAGAATAAGTAAAAATAGCATCAGCGTCTAGGAAGGTGCTGATCCATGATTGTTGCTGTGGGGCAGAATCTACTGTCGGCATCAGAATCCAATGAAAGAACTTTCTAGCTGGAGAAAGCTCTTGATAACTAGACATCCAATAATCTCTAATGTCTATAACAACATCAGGCTTAAAGTCAATGACAACTTTATCAAATCTCCACCTACCGAACATATTGTCAGACCTAGATGAATATTCGTTATATCTAGGATCGGTTTTTTGCACAGCGTTTGCATAAATAGTCCAAGGGGTCTTTGAATCTCTTGGGTCATTTACATTGGCATAACTTGCAAATTCCGCTATATCATATTTATTGGTATTATATAATCGGGTCAATAGTTCTTTGGCATAGATCGAAAAGCCAGAATTGAGGAAACTGGCTTCTGAGCACATCAATATTTTTAATTTTTTCATCATTATTTTTTGGACGATACAAAAATAGCGAGGAATGAATCCTCGCTATTCATGGTTAAGAATTAAGATTCATTAAAAGGCTACAGCTTCTTGATCTTCTGATTTCTTGTATCTAGATAGCTTTGTAAGCTTTGAAAAATTATTTACCCTTACCTTGAAACTATTGTGCTTAACTCCGTCTTTTTCCCAGGAATCGTTTCTTAAGGAACCCTCCACCATGACCAGATCACCCTTGGCAAAAGACTCTCCAATAATTTCTGCGCCAGTATCCCAGGCTTCACAGTTGATAAAAGACGTAACCTTGTCTCTATCCCCATTAGCCTTTGTGTATTCTCTTGATGTAGCAACAGTAAAGTTGACTACAGCAGTCTCTTTTCCTCCAGTATTAACTCGTCGCATTTCTGGATCTCTAGCTAGGTTTCCTCTAAGAATTACAAGATTCATTTAAATCTCCTTAATTATAAAAATATAAAATAACCAAACCAACTGATACTATTATAGCAGAACTGTTCCGTTTGTCAAGACTGCGGCTCAAAACATTTTTCTACTATGAGGCTATCTTTGTTTTTAGACTTTTTCCCAGTAAAAACTAACACATTGCCTTCAAAAATATGTGTTTTGTATTGTTCCCAAACGTCAGGAAATAATATGATTGAGTCAAGTATTCCGTATTGGTCCTCTCCAGTTACAAAAGCCATCTCTGATCCTGGATTCTTACCTGTTTTTGTTTTGGTTATATTAATAGATGATATTTCGGCAGCCATAATGATATCAGACTTATATGTGGTTTTAAAATCTTTGCAGTTAGTATTGGTTGTGTCTATGTCGTAAGAGTCTAATTTTGAGCATGTGATGGCTGTACCCAGTAAAGAATTTTCGGAATCAGACAACCATTCTATTTTATCTACCATAGAATACGGCGGATTGTCTATGGTTTTTATAAGATTGGCAATGATTTCTTTTCTATTCTTATTTATTTTTTCCTGCAAGAGTCCGACTAATATATTTTTTAAAGACTGATTATCTTTTTTAATATAAGTATCACATTTTTCTATTTCTTTTTTTGTTAAGGAAGAAAATATCTCATATTCAAATAACATTTCTGTTCTTGTTTTTTTGTAGAAGTCCAAGGAGCCACAACATATTAAGGCTTTGGTTGCAGTACTATTGATATTACATAGTATCATAGATAACATTTGGTACCAATTAATATTATTGATATCTATTTGGTCTTTTTCTATTATTTGTTGCATCTTTTGAAAAACAGAATTGCCTACACCCTTAATATCTGTTAGTCCAAAAAATATCTTGCCAAACTTGATAGAAAACAGCTGATTCATATGTCTTATATCTGGTGTTTGGATAATAATATCCATTTCGTTGGCGTTTCTAACGAGCTCTTTTATTTCTTGTTGTGGATCTATTTTGTCTTTTGCAAATTTCAAATAAGAAGCAAAAAATATTCTTGGAAAATGAGCCTTGGTATATGCAGATAAGTAGGCATTCATCGCGTATGATATTGCATGGCTTTTATTGAAAGAATATCTCTGACTTTTTTCTATCCATCCAAAAATCTCTTCTGCCGTATCTTTATCTACGGTTTTTTGTTTTAGTGCGCCTTCAATAAAAGACTTTTTGACCTTAGCCATCAGGTCAGCCTTTTTCTTTCCAATAGCCTTTCTTAAAACGTCTGCTTCTTTTAGGTCAAAGCCAGAAACAACCCTTGCTATTTCCATAGCCTGCTCCTGATATATCATTTCTCCATAACTTTTTTCAAGAGGACTTTTTAAAGATGGATGATAATAATCTACTGTTTCTTGTCCATTTTTTTTATCAATATAATGATTACTTACGCTTTTACCGTCTCTATAGGCCTCAAGGCATCCCGGCCTTAAAATACTAATCAGGCCCGCTAAATGCTCTATATTTCTTGGTTTTAGCTTTTTGGACATACTTTGACCAAGTCTTGACTCTAACTGAAAACATCCTTTAGTATTGCCAGAGGATATCAAGTCCCAAGTTTTTTCACATTCTAGATTAATTTTTTCTAATCTAGGATCAAATTCAATCTTAGGAAAGTCGCCACTATTGTCCAATACTCTAAATTTGCATCCACAATCGAATGTAAAAATTTCAGCCATTGTATATTTCTATTTAAAAGAATCCTTAAATTTAATCTTTGGTGACATGCTTCTAAAAAGTTTCATAAATCTAATTAGAATTTCTGCTGTGTCCTGTACATCTTTAAGAGCGTCATGAGCATTTTCTTTAGATAATCCTAGATAATCTCTAAGATTGTCTAATGTATAATTTTTAAGTTCACTATTTCCTTCGAACCAATAAAATATAACATTCATAACATCTAAAACATCTCTAGGAAAAAACAGATCGGTTTTATTTTCCTTGTTTGTGTTTTTATATCTCTGGCTCAATCTGTTGATGATTGGCAAATCGAACCTGTTAATATTGTATCCGGCAGCAATCGGGGCACTAAAACAGCTTTTTTTAGTTGACCTACTGTGATACATTTGTAGATAATTAACAAACATTTTCCATGCCTGCTCTTGCTTTTGACTAGATTTCCAGTCCTTCAAAATTTGAGCTTTGCTAACTCCTCTAACCTTAGAGTGAAAGTCTAAAACATCAGAGTCATCATATGTATAATCCTCATTTTCTTCTAGAGCAGATGGTCGCAGAGATATATTAAATTCTGAATCTGGTACTATCTCTAATTTTATTGGGTCAACAATAACAGCTGCTATTTGTACCGGACTGCATACATCTGGATTGCAGCCATCTGTCTCTAGATCGAAAACACATATCTTATTCCTATTAATTTTTCACCTCCACTTTGATATCTGGCTGAATAAATGTCCTATCATTGGCATTGCCAACCACATGACAATTAACGCTTCTGCAACAACTAACTTTGACGGTATTAACTTTTACATATGTCTTATTATTTAAGTCAAATTGTTCGCCAATAGCGACGTCTTTAAAAGATTTTTGCATAATTTATTCTCCACTATGTAGTAATTGTGAAATAGACATAACCTTATCGAGCATAGCCACCCCCAGAATATCAAATTTAATAATACCAATAGATTCCAAGTCTTGCATTTCCATGCCAGCTATTGTTGTCTTGTTTTTTGTATCATAAATCATGGGACAGATATTATTTAGGTTGTGACTACTAATAACTACACCGGCAGCATGTTTTGACTGATTTGATTTGGTGCCCTCTAATCTAATAGCTTGCTCAAATCTTTTGGCAAGGGGACCCTTCAGTGTATTGTCTTTTTCATCAATATAGCACCATTCTTTTAGCTTATCGGCGTTATTCTCTAGAGCCCATCTAATAATAGAGGCTTCGCCACCATCTTCTTTCATTTCTTGTAATTCATCGGCTATTTTTGCTTCGTCTGGAATAAATTTTGTAATTCTGTTCATTTCATCAAAACTAATATTTCCATATACCCTTAATACTTCTTTAAGGGCGCCTCTGCCTTTCATGGTGTTAAAAGTAATCATCTGAGACACTTTTGATTCACCATATCTATTTCTAATATACGATATGATTTCTTCTCTTTTATTGATTGGTACATCCACATCTATATCTGGCATAGAGATTCTGTCTTTAGTATTTCTTCCAGAATTATAAAATCTTTCAAATATAAGATCATATTTTATTGGGTCTATAGATGTTATGCCTATTAAATAGGACACTAAGCACCCAGCGGCACTGCCTCTGCCTGGACCAGCTAACCATCCACGAGATTTAATATAGTTAACAATATCCGCAACAATTAAGAAATAACTAGAAAGGTCAGCTCCCTGTAAAACTTCTAATTCTTTTTTGATGCGTTCTACATAAATATTATGGTCTTCTTTTGGTATATGATTTGCAATTTTTTCCTGCCATCCATTTCTACATAATTGCCTTAGATATTCATCTGGATTCTGATTATCTGGACACTGAAATGGAGGCAATAATGGTTTGTGTAAAATATCATAATCTTCACACATGCTGTCTATATAAAGTGTATTCTCTACCTCTTCCTGGGTATGTATTTCGTTAATCTCTTTTGGATCAAGTATATAATACTTGTCAGACTTAAAAAAACATTCAAATGGTACAGATTCTTCGTTGACAATTTTTTTATTAATATTGGATAGCGTAGTTTTTATATTATTGCACAACAATATTCTTTGATCTATGGCATCTTCTTGCTCTGCATAGTGTGCATCGGGTGTACAGATAATTTTGGTTTTTGTTAGCTTTCCCAGGCCTCTAACAATGTCTGTAAGCTCTTTTTGTCTGGGCATATTTTGTTGATCCATTAGTTGTGACTCAAGGAAAAAGTTATCACTTCCAAAAATTTCTTTCATCTCCGCAATAAAATCCACACATTTGCCTTTGTAGTCTGTGGGATTTTGTTCAACTATATCGGCAATATATGATCCCATATGCCCACAAAATGCAATTAAATTATTATGTGATACTATATCTTTTAGTTTACAGATAGACAATCTTGGTTTTTTATAGTAATTTTCAGGATCGTTAGATTTAGAAACGATTTGTATTAAATTTTTCCAACCTGTTAGATTTTTGGCCAGTACTATAAAATGTGTTAGGTCAATATTTTCTTTAGATTTTATACTAGAATCATCGAACGATAAATATAATTCACATCCAAGTATGGGCTTGATATTTTTAGCTTTTAGTGCGGTATGTATTTGTACAGCACCGGATATGGATCCATGGTCTGTAATGGCACAACTCGGTACTCCTATTTTATTGCACCTATTGGCTATCTGTTCAGGTCTTGACAAACCATCCAATAAAGAATAGTGGCTATGCACATGCAAAGGTATATAGTTTTTCATTCTGTACTTCCTGGGGCTTTGTAATGACCTACATTATACCCTGGCATCGTGTATTCGTCAACCACATTTTTCATGCCTTTGAGCTGTATGTCGTGGGCTACCTGTTCACACATTGTCATCTCATTACCAGGAGAACAAATCTGCCCATCCCTATATTCTAGTATCGGCATCACATGATCTATGTCTTTAAAAGAATTTTTCCCATAATGGCATAATTTTGTACATTTCCAGGTTTTAGATAGTTTTGGCCTTTTGGTTTGTTTGATATGATGAAATTTTTGTCTCAATAAATCTTCTGTTTTCTGTAAATCAGATTTGTCAAAACTCATACTAAAAGGTCCACCATCATTGATAAAAAAAATAGTTACTATACAATTATCTATTTCTGGGTATAATTTTTGTACAGCATAATAGTATATCATTAATTGAGGGTCTTTTTCTAGTTTTTCTTGTGTCTTTTCTTGTCCTGTGGCCCAGTCTAGTCTTCTTCCTGTTTTCCAGTCCACAATTTCTAAGGTGTTTGAGGATGGTCTAGTGATTAAGTCAATTGTGCCTTTGATGGCCAATTTGCCCTTAAGTGTTTCTCCATTAGATAATTTATATTCATATTCTGCCCATGGCTTATCTATAGTGATATCGAATCTCTGTTCCGGATACAGTATTTCTCTATTTCTTGGGTCAAACATACCATCGGCATATTCAATGGCTTTATATGTCCACTTTCTACAGTCTCTGAAGTCAGTTGTTGTCCATTGATGGTGCGTGAAACTAGAAGTATAATATTGATATACTCTTTCTATTATATCATCTAGATTATAATTATAGGCATTAATTTTCCCTAAAATATCATCTTCAAAAGTCTGTTCCCCCTTTTGCATCGTAAACTTTACGAAAGCGAGTATCTCCAGGGCCTTATGCACTATGGTGCCTTTATCTGCCTTCTTATTAGACGGAGATCTATACCCCATGACATAATCAAAGAAGTATTGTTGTTCGCACATGTTGTGCGTATTGTAACTAGAACTACGAAAATATGTAATAATTATGATAGCACCTCTTTAAGAATTTTATCTACTTCTAATGATTGGTTATAAATATCTATTTCTCTATTATCTATGATGTAATCGAATTTATTCCAGTCATACTTGTCTTCGTCTAAAATTTGCTCACTAATATGAGATGAATTATATATATTTCTAGTTAATCTGACTACAACACCATTGTTTTTCTGAATACATTCTACCTCGTTTGGAAATCTACAATCTGTAATGATAGCTATTTGAGGTTGATCTCTGTGTATTTTGGCTATCATAGCATCAGTCCATACGCTTTGCTTGATAGATCTAAGCATATCTGTGCCAATATACTGCATGACTTCTCTCGCTGTCATTTGTGTCTTTTTATCGGGCCAATAACAATCGACTAATTCATTTTTTTTATCATCAGCACCATAGCATTGATCATGTGTTAGGCCTAATATGTTCATGCAAATATCTTGTTTCAGAGGGTCTGCAAAGCTATATAGTTTGATATATGGACCTAAGGTGTTAAGACATTTTGTAATAATATAGTCATTGCTATTAGTTGTACAGGGATTGAAGAGACCTGCATATTCTTTTTTGTTATATAGGTCCGATACTACTATTTCGCCATTTTCGTTAAGATTTATCTTTTTTGCTATGTTCAGATTTCCCAAATACTTAGAGTATATAAAATTAGCACAGGTATTTTTGCCAGATTGTTTTTTTCCAGAAAATGCTATAATTTTTGTATTATTCATGAATCAGTTGGGGTTTGATGGTTTGTTGAACTTGTTCGATTGTCATGCTGGCTATATCGGGATATTGTATTTTTATCTCGTGTACATTATATGTTCTTTCACATTTTTTTCTAATCATAGCCGCAGCTTTTCTTCCGGCTTCGTCATTGTCCATTATAGTAAATATCGTCATAGCCCCAGAAGAATCTATAATCATTTTTTGAATATCAGCTAATGACGAACCGAATATGGCTACACTATTATGTATACCTGCTTCTTCCAGTCTCCATACATTGCCTGGACTTTCTACTAAAATAATACTATGACTATTCTTTATATGGTCTTTGGCAAACCAAAAATTATATAAGTGATTCTGTGTTTTAAAGCCACTATTATGTTTCCATTTAGAATATAGATATTTCTTGTCTTCTGATGGACAGCTACTTGAATTATGATAGCAATTACATCTATCACATCTGTCATTTGTGGCCCTTCCCGTACAACCAACCATAAATTTATGGTTTTGATCATATACTGGAACAACAGCCCTATTGGTCATCGGCTTATTTGCATTTTGACAATCTCCAATATCGTATTTCTCTAGAATCTCTTGGCTGAATCCTCTATTTAGAAAATAGGCAGAAGGGATGTTAAGAGAGTTGACAATTTGGCTTCTTGGTAATTTATTTATATCGTCTTTGCGTATATTTTGTACATACCTAACAGCATTTACGAATGTGGTCTTCTCTTTTTGTTTATTGGATACTTTAATGTCTTTTAATTTATTGCCAAGAAAGTTTTCTACAAAAGATATGGTTTCTTTGAATGTGCAAATTTTGTCCTGGTTATTGTACCATTCATATTTCATATTCGATAAACAGCCTCTCACAAAACCAAGTATTGATGGCTTAAAGATTTCTTCGCAATTATGAGTCCTGCATTTCCAGTTGCCTCGATAGCTATCTCCTACATAGTAAAGATTAAGAGCGGATGGATTATCTCCTTGATGTATAGGACAATTCATTGCTATCATCTTATCAGATAGTTTATACTCAGAAATATTTAATATTTCCAATAGTTCTTCTATATTATCGCAAAGGCTGTCAGATAAAATCTTAAGCTTATGCTGATCATACGAATTCGATTTTGTTGCTTTCATTGTTATCATCAATTATAAACCCATCCTGCCTGTTTGTCAAACCTCCACCAGCCATTAATTCTAATCGTGTCTGTCCTTCTGTGATTTTAGCACACCAGCCCTTCATGTGACAATTTATATAGTCATTATCATCCAATCCTCCTCCGTGTCTGCTAATAACAGGCAATAATTTTCTATTGCCATTATCTGGTCCATCTTCTGCAATTTCCTCGTCTGTCTTTCTTTTAAAGATGGTAAAATTACTACATAGCCATATAATTCTATCAGAACCACTAGCAGTATCTGTACTTTCTTTCGTAATTCCGTCTCTATTTAATTGAACAAAAGCTACGATAGGTATCCCATATTGGCATGCAAAATTATGTAATGAAGTCATCATAAATCCCAAAACCTGATATTCTTTAAGGTCTTGACTCATGCCAGCACTATCCATTAATTTTAGATAATCATAAAACACAACACAGTCTTTCGCCTTGCCGTCTGGCAGCAAACCCACTTCTTTGACTATCCATCTTCTCATAATAGCTAACTGCTCTTCGAATGGTTTGCCCGCTATGCTTTTATGATAAAAGGGAATTTCAGACATTTTTTTAGAGCTGTCATAGATTTTTTTCTTTAAGTTTGGTGAATCTGCAAATTTTCCTGTTTCTATGCTTTGCATATCTATTTCGGTGGACATTGCCAAAAGTCTATGGATATGGTCCTCTTTAGTCATTTCGGTATCCATATTAAGTACTGGTATATTTAATTCATTGGCGATATAATATCCCATATTATCAGATAGTAATGTTTTGCCGGTTTTGGGTCTGGCGGCAATAACGTTGATAGTATTTTTTCTAAGTCCTCCCCCTATAGCTTTATCAAACACAGGAAAACCAGTAGAGATACCAATTTGCTCTACCTTGTTATTTTCCAGATAATCTATATATCCTTCAATATCTTTTCCTATTGCTTCCGGGCCAGATTCATTATCATTAAGCTTAGAAGAGAAATCAAATATAGAATCTTCAGCAATACCAAGGATGGAGGTAATTGTCTCATTACCACTAATATCCAAGATCTTATCTTGGGTCTGTTTTAAGTTGGCATGAAGATCTCTCGCTATTTCTAGTTTTTTTATCTTCGCAGCAAATTTTCTCGCATTAATCTTTTCTACAGGAAAATCCTTGATTGCTTTGATGTGTTGGGCTTCTGTTTTATTGTTAATTAAGTGGGAGAGTCCAAGTTCGTGAGATGCAGAAAATACAGAAGCGATATCTATAGATGAACAAGCCCCTTGTTCACAAACATGCTTTAAGCATTGATACAAATATTGATTACTATCAACAGTAAATGTTGTTTCTTTTATAATATCCGACACCTCAAGGTACACACTGTCCCCATATTGCATGATTGAGCTTAGAACAGCTCTTTCTGCAGCCGTATCGCACAGTATCATTACGAAGACCCCTTTGAACAACAGTTATTGCATTTATATCGGTTTGCACTATCTACTAATAGTCTTTTGCTGACTGTTTCTTTTTTTCCACAGATGCAGCACTGCACATCTATTATAGTGCTTGGTCTAGATCTGGCTGTTGGTGGATATGAAGAAAGTTTTTTATCTATTGCACTATCTGATCTATGCATCTGTGCCTCTGGCATGCTATCAAATAAATTGGGTCTTGTAGAAGTTTGTTTCGCATCTTTATTTGTGATAGGATTAGTAATAGTATCGGATTCTGTTTTTTGCTCAGATTGATCTATTACATTAATCATCGCCATCATCAATTCTTTTAATTTTTGTGTATCTATGTCAGCCATTTTTAATTTTATTCCTTTGAATAGAGATAATGATATCTGATAAATTTTTTATATTATTGGCTAAATATGAAAGCCTATCCATTCTTTGTTTGGCGTATCTTTTGATTGTGTTAAGAGCATAAGCCTTTTCGTTGTGCTTAATTGCCTGGAGAGATTTTTCTACATACCCATATCCTTTATAGTTATTGATTTCATCAGCAATAACCTCTTTTATTTTTTCGTCTGACCAATTATATCTTGCTATTTCTCTATTTAATGTTCTTTGAATATGAAAACCAAATTGAGATAATCTATAAGCGATTTCTCCACAATCGTCTGGAGTTAATTTTTCTAGCATTGAACGATTCATGGTAAGATATTCATTCAGCTCCTCTGACGGCATGGAGTCTTCTGCATAAGAAGGCATGCCCATACTGGATTCATATTCGTCTAATATAGTATCCCAATACTGTAGTTCTTCTTTACTATTTCTATTCATTGGTCAGTCTTTCTTTCCAATCTTCTAATCCTTCATTATACGGAAGTTCTATATATCTAATATTATTTTTTTCACACCAGTATTTTTTATCTCTGTCTCTTTTTTTGTGTTTCATAAACCCCAACGAGGTTTGGTGGTAGAATTGTACAAATTTATAATGTTGTTCGCCATGAACCTCTATGCATGTTTCATTAAGTGGTAGATAAAAATCTAAAAACAATGTTTCATTTTTTCTAACTGGTATTGGAACCTCTTCTAAGACTTGCAAAGTAGGAAATATTTCTTTTATTAAAGATCTTGCCGTCAGATGTAGAGAAGATTTATTTATCGCTCTACCTTTGGCTATATGGCCCTTGAGAGACCACCTCTGAACATTATCATCCAAATCAACAATATTCATTCGCTGATTCCCATCATTTCTTTAACAGAAGCCCACAGACTTTCATATATGTCTGGGTTTTGACTAATAAAATCCCTTGCCTTTTCGGCTCCCTGAAACTTTGGAGTATCTTTCACATTTGTAAATGTATACCAAGCTCCGCCCTTATCTATTAATCCAAGATCTGTGGCTAAATTAAATAGCTCCATCTCTTTATCTACGCCGACGCCATAGCGAATATAGCTTGTTATTTTAGCTCCAGGCGGACCTAATGCAGAGCATATTACTTGCCACTCAATTGTTTGTCCTATCTGGGTTTCTTCTTTGCCGACATTCCACGCTTTAAAATACGTAGCTTTTAATTTGACATCTGTCTGATAGGCTATTGCCTGCCCTGATTTTTCTTTCCATTCACTACTGCCGTATCCTGGGTTGCCCATCAGATGGGTGATACCTATAACTATATTCTTATTAACGGGAATAACATTAGCAACTTTTCTGCAAAATTTTGCTAACAGTTTTGCACCATCGGCTCTTTGCATCTTACTCATGTCTGATGTGATTTCAGATTCTGTACATAACGCTGAATAAGAATCGATAATTAAGACAGAACCAGGTACTTCATTGATAATTCTTTCAGCGATTTGAAGATATTCCTCCGCATGTAATATCTTACCTGTTTTTGATCCTATGATATGAAATCTGTCTAAATTAAGTCCATTGATACCAGACAAGTCTCTTTTTTTAAGTCTACCTTCTATGTTTAGATAGTACACTTCT